GCCGGTGGCGGGGTCATAACCGTCAAGACGCGCCTTCAACTGCGTGCCTGTGTGCGGGTCTTCCGCAAACACGGAAAGTTCCCGCTGGGTAGCCATCTCCAGCATGGCGCGGCACGAATTCGACGCATGAACCGCGGCAATCATGCCCGCCACCGCCTCGCCCTGGCTGGCATCAAGGATCAACTTGTGCCCGTTCAGGACTTCAAACGCGCGGAACTCGGCCTTGCCTGCGGTGGTGCGCTTGTCGCACTTCGGCGCTACCGCCACCTCGGCTTCGTACATGTCCGGGGTCAGGATCGCGGTATGCACCGCGGTTCCCATGTTCATCGCGTCGTTACTTTCGCCCTGCTCCATTTGGTAGCGAGCGTGCAGCGGTGACTTGGCAAGCATTGCCTTCATAAAGGTGGATGACAGGGCAGGCACCGCGTGGTATGCCTCTGCCGGAAGATTGTGCATCACTCCGGGTGTAAACATTACGGTTCCCATTACTTGCCCTCCGTTGCAAAGCGGCTCTTGATTCGGCCCCACAGTTTCGATGGCCTGCCCCACTCCAAATCCTCGGCGTGAACTTCGCGGGTGTAATCGCCCTGCCCGGTGATGACCAACGGAAAGCGCTCGGATGCTGGGCGCTTGCCCTCTAGGATCGATTCGCACACCCGCAAAATTTGATTAGCGCGATCCGGGAAACTCCACAGTTCGACGGACTCAAGCGCGCGCCGGATGTCTCCAGCGTGCGCGTTTGCTACCAGTTCAATAATGGTCGCTTCGCGGGTATCACCCAACGCCGCGAAATGCTGGATAGCAATTCCGATGTCTTCGTGCGCCTTGCCTGCTGCGGTGAGATGTGTGATTTTTTCAGCGCGCATAGGGCACCTCCACCACCAAACCACCGCACTTCTCAACAAAGTTTTGCACCGCAAGTTCCCAACCATCAAGCAATTCGTCACTCACCGCTGAGACGGGGCGTTCAAGCTGCTTCCAAATTTGAATCACCGATACCGCGCAGTCGTGCTGGTCAGGCATCACAACGCACCCAAACTGCCGATTTTCATTCAAAGCCTCAGCGCATTGCAGGACGCGCTGGTTTTGATCTACCCCGCGCTGGTTGCTCCAAAAGGAAACAATATCGTAGATCGATGCAGTAAGCATTCTCATCGTAAATCCTTTGGCAACGCGGCCCCCGCTCAACGATGCATCCGAAACGCAGCGCGTTCGTTCGTGAGCGGGGGCCGTATTGCCAGAAATGTGGTATGCGCTGCGAGCCATCGGATGCGCAAGCAATGTTGCACAATCCGGTGCCGCTGTCAAGTCCCTTATTCCTCGGGGTTTTTGCGCCAAATTCTCTTTGCGGTATCCACCACGCTGCTGGCCACGCCGGTGATGGCCTCGGCCACGGTGCCCAGGCTTGCGTTTGTGCCCTCTACGGGCTGCCACTTGCCGAGCGGACATGTTGCCCCGGCGAGGGTCAACTTGACCGATAGCGCCGCGCGGCGGTTGGAACCGCACCCGCACTTCGTACACCAGCCGATGCCACCGGGATCGGTAGCGCCCTCCACCACCTCGGCGCGGCCTTCGCACGCTCGGCAAATGGCCGCGCGCTCACCCTGCACTTGGACGCTGGCTGGGCCTTGGGTGGCGTGCCTGCGCTCCGCAGCTAGATAGGCCGCGGCGCGCGATGCGAAGCCATAGTTCACAGTCTCACCGATGGCCATCGGCCGCTCGCCATTGACCACGCGGTGCGGGCATTGGCCGCACACGCCCGCGCTGGGGCGGCCACCGTAGTGCCCAGCGGCGCAGCAGCCGCCGCCCAGAACCTTGCACTCGCTCCAATGGTCGCACTCAATCATGAAACGGAAAACTCCGTCACATACGGGCTAAACCCGCCAGCCTCTAGCGTCCATGATGCTTCGCGAGGATCACATGCTCCAGATATGGTTGGTTTTTCCCATTCAAAAAGAAATCCGCCTGGAACTGCACATGTGGCATAGGTGCGATAGTCACACGGGTCGCAAACGATTCCTTCCTGCGTGCAATCTTCGGAAGAACAAACGGTGCTTGAGGCAATCTCGATACCGCCCCTGAAACTGCATGTTGAGGATATTTCAACGGTTGGATGTAGCACAACCGTCGCGTACAAAGAAAAGTCATAGTCAACTGTGCAACACGGGCCAGCACCGAAGTTTTGGCACACAGAGTAGGAACTTGATCCGGAGTAGAACTCTACTGCGTTTGCTATGAAAACTGCACCATCTGTTCGGTATGCAGTTTCGCAAGGGCAAACATCTGCCACTACAGACCCGGATATCGGGTACAGACCTGTGCTTGTTTCTACACCTTGTGAACAGTTTCCGGGATTGAGTGGATCAGGGATGCATGTGTATGTGCTGCCGCCCGGCCCTGGTGTGATTAGTCCATCAAAGCATGATGGTGCGCCGCCGATTGTAAACGAAACCAGCACGGCTGTCGGAGCGGTAATTGCAACGCAATGAGCGCACGAACACCCGCAGCAGCAACCCGCCATCATCATGCTCACGGGTTAGCCCTTGGTGCCGCGAATCCATCCGGCGATGGTGCCCAGCGGAACAAGGTGCCCCGCGATGTAGCCGATGGCAAGGCAGGCGAAGGCGGCCCAGGTCGAACCAATCAGGGATTCAGCGGATGCGATGTAGTACATGGTGGCTCCTGTGTGCGTTTCCAAGCCGCATCCCACACGGGATCGGTGCGCTTTGCTGCAATGTATTCCCGGATCGTGGCGGGATTGCTGTTTTCCATCACATCGCGGGCCAATGCTGCATCTCGCAGGCTCGGCCGCGGAATCCACCCAAGCGCCACGCGTATGGCTGCGCCTATCCCCGTCTGCCACAGGATGGCCGCCACGGCCACAAGGGCGGCCGCTGCTGCGATGTAACCAAGTAGCACCGCCCACCATGGGGTCTGATCCTCCACGCCCGGTAGCGCCTTGTGGATGGCTCCGGCGGCCGCTTCGATGTGCTGGGCTTCAACCACGATGGCGGCCGCATCGGCCACCACCTCGGGCTCGGTGGAAACGCTCCCAATGTGCGTTGCCAGCCTGGCGATGGTTCCGGCGCGCTCCCCGGCCTCGGTGGCCGAAACCGCAATGGCTCGGCTGGGGCTGCACGCGGCGCAGGCAATTAGCAGCAGGAACACCAAACAGCGGATCACCGGCGGCCCTCTAGCCGGTCAAGGCGCACCGCGATGCTGGTGATGTTTTCGCCGTGCTTGGAATCATTCGCGGCTCCCAAAACCTGCGACTTGACCAAATCGCCCACGATGGCGCGCAGCTCGGTCAAGTCGCGGTCTTGGCGCTCCAAGATCGCATCTTTGCGGCCCATCGTTTGGAAGATGCCGCCCACGCCAACCACCAGTACCACCAGTTGCACCACGCTGATCACGGTGCCCAAGGTTGTGGGCTGCTGGTGGCGGGGGCCAATGGACGGAACGGGGCTCACGCGCAGGTTCCATCCACCGCGTTCGGCATACTGAAGAAAAACAGGTTTTCGCCAGTCGCGCGCGCGGTTGCGTACATCATCACCACGGTGTTATTGGCGATGGCCTTGAAGCTGAACCCGGCAGGGATGTTGGAAGTGGTAATGCCAGGGCCAAGCGTGGTGGTAGCGCCGATCATCTGCGGGCCTTCGCACCCATTGATGGCCTTTCCCTTGGTGGCAATCAGGGAAGACTTTCGGCGATAGGTGTCGCTGGTGTTGTAGGTGCCCGTGGTGGACACGCTCACCTCTTCCCAATCGTATTCCCATGCGACTGGCTGCCCGGCGGTGCCGCCAATAGTCGCGGTCTTACCCGCAATGGCCGTGCTGCCAGTAATGCGCGCCATGAACACCACAACCGGCGGCGGTGCGGACTTGGGCCCGCGCTGCCCCTCACCGTTGATGCGGTTGATCGTGTCCGCGATAGTGCGCACTTGGTTCGGAGACCAAGGGCCAACATTGCCGCGGGTAACGCCGTTGACGAACATCAGATGCCCGCGATGCCGATGGCATCAAAGTTGGCGGTGTCCTTGAAAGGCTGCCGGAAAAACACGCACAGCGCGTTGCTCATCTCCCCATCCGGCACGGTGCTTGGCGCGTTTCCGCAGGTGTCGGTTTTCTTGCCCTTGATCACCTGGCCATCGGGGCCGCGCTTGGCGATTTGGCGCAGGTGGAAACCATTGTCATAGACGAACGAATAGACGATCTCATAGGTTGCAGGGCCCACTCGCGTGATGCTGCAACCCGTAAACAACAGCGTGTCCTGCGGGAAGGAGTACGGCCCGATGAGGAAGCCTGCGCTGTTGCGCTTGTTGATGAACCCCACCGGCGGCGTTGGCCTTCCAGCGATCACATTCCGAACATTCACCTTTGCCACATTGTTGAAAAAGGTGATGGGCTCGCCTCCCGAATCAACCTTGGTGCCGCCGATGTCGGTATCGGCTGGGGTGGACTTGCTAGCAGGTGCGGTTGCGCCGATTCGATAGACATCTACACCTTCACCCGCAAGGCTGTATTCAATCGCTGTGAATCCAACCTCTCGTTCAACCTTGTTGTCATCAGTCGAAGTTCCGTTGTCTCCAGTTAACGACTCAAAGTTGACGGTGGCCTGCCACACATAGCCGCCATCATCAACCATTGCCAGCGAGAAGCTTGGCTGCGTCACGCGGCCCGAAAAGAATGCACCTTGATCGGTGATTGCTCCACCAGTTCCACCGTATTCGACTGGTAACAGTTTGTTCAGTACGGATGCATTACCGAGGATTTGGCTTGAAGTGAGTGATGCTCCGTCCGAGTCTTTGATTATGTATAGCGCGCTTCCACTCCACTTCCCTCGGTCAAAGGTGATTGTGGTTCCGCCTGCGCGTTGTGAAATGTTGATACCCATTACACGGCTCCCGTTGCTGCAACAAGTTTTGCCAAGTGCGTTGCGCTGGCCTGCGTGGCCTTGGCGGTGGCCTCTGCGGGCTTCGCCAGTTTATCTAGCCCGCTGGTGGTGCCAGCCATTTTCACGCTGCCCACGGCGCTTTGGATGCTTTCGATGTTGGAAACCGCGGTGGTCTTGGATGCACTAGCTTCGGCTGCCTTCAGTTTCTCATTCAGCGCGCGCGCGTTCTCTTGCTCCTGCGCGTCAAGGCCAAGACGATCCATCTTCTTTTGGAACAACTCATCCTCGGTCATCGTGCGCTCGTCTAGCGCATCCTGCAAATCATCCATGAAGTTCATCACGGATTCCTCGCGGCGCTCCTCGGCGGCGGCGCGCATTTCTGCGCGCTTCTCCGCATCAGCCTGGGCACGCTCTTGAGCCTTCGCCGCTTCTGCTGCAATGCGTGCGCGTTCCTTCTCCGATTCTGCGGCCTGATCGGCAAGCATCTTCTCGCGTTCCTGCCGCTGTATTGCCTGATCCTGCGCCGCGCTTGTGGCCTCAAATGCCGCGCGCAGCTTGTCGCGGGCTGCGACGATCTCCGGCCCCTTTGCGCCTTCCTTCGTCATCTGATCGTTCAATTGCTTTTCAAGTTCCGCCAGGCGCTGCGCTCGCTCAACGCGGGTGCGCTGTTCGTCGTTCACCGCTTCGGCTAGTTCGCGCTGCTTCTCCAAATCGGCCGCCATCTTGGAACCCACGGCAAGCATCCGCTCATTTCGCGCGGCTTCCTCTCGGCTTGCTTGCTGCCGTGCTTCCTGATTCCCGCTCGCGTCGCTGGTCAACCCGATGGCATCGGTGGCCGAACCCAAACCCTGCCCAATCCACTTGCCTAGGGTGCCAGCGACCGGGATGCTTTCAAGTGTCTTGGCCAATCCATCGCCGATGGCATACGCGATGTTCGCACCGGCATTGTTGAAGATTGGATTCTTGAGTGTTTCATCAATGGACTTCAGCAGCGTGTCAGCGAGTTGGATTCCAAGAAACCCGCTGATTGCTTTCCCCATTGAGTTACTCCAAGACTTCATGCCCTTGGAAATGGCCTTCTCAATACCGCTCACCTTGTCCGTGGTAGCGGATTCCACTTTCTTCCAACCAGCGATGTACTGATCGGATTCAAGCGTCATTCGCGCCTTGAATGCTGCAACATTACCCATGAGCGGCCTTCCCTTCGATCATTGCCCGAATGGCGGCAAGCGATGCTTCTACATCATCCTTTGGTTTTTCTTCGTAGGGCATGAAATCCGCCACCTTGAAAGGTGTGCCGCTGGTGCGGTGGCAGTTGGCCACGGTGCTGGCGATGATTGCGGAACGCAAATCGGAGCGCGTATCACCGAATGGCTGGATGGCGTTGTATGCGATCCATTCGGTTAGTTCGCGGCTCGACATGGTTTCCTCTAGTTCCGCGACCGTCTTCCCTAACGCTAGTGCCAGTTGGAACAGGAAGCGCCGAAGCGGTCGCTCAATCAGTTTTTTTCAATTGCTTCCTTGTCCTTCGCACCCATTCCCGAAAGACGCGTTGCGATGTCGTACAACTCATCGATGACGGATGCGGGCATGTCCCCAATGGCTTCGATGTCCGCGGCGCTGAACATCGGAGCGTCACCGTCATACGCGCACATCGCCACTAGGCTGGCGCGGATGTTGGTGAGGGTCTTTCCCTTCGCGCTCCAAATGCGCTGTTCCCATTCGTCACGTTTTGCGGCTGTCAGTCCGCGCATCGTTACAACCCCCACTCCGGGCACCGTTACCAGCTCGCAAGGAACGGTGGCCCGGAGTGCAAGGAACTTGTTCTTCAAATCACTCATCAGGCGGTATCCGAGATGGTGAGAGCGCCAGTAACCTTCACGGTGAATGAGACCGTGAGAACTGAATCGATCCCAATTTTGGTTGAGAAATCAGTCACAATACCGTTGCCGGAAATGGTGTAACCACCAGCAGCGGTAATGGAAAATGCCTTTGCAACTGGCGCGGTGGCTACAGCCGTGCTGCTGATTTGTTCCCACGCTTTGCTTTGCCCACCGGCGGTGTCGTAATTCGCCTCAACCGTGATGGTGCCTGAATCGATCACTCCGGCGGTGAATGTTCGATGGCGCTCGGCGATGGTGGTGGTATCGATGGCCGTAAGCTTTGCGCCATCCATCGAAATCGAAATGATGTTGGCGCTTGCGCCGCTATCAAAACTAAAGGTAGAACCGAATCCGCTAACGCCTGCCATGTTGATCCTTTCGCTAGGTGATCGATGTGGGGTTCACGGCCGCGCTTGCGTAGTACGCATCGACCGTAACTACCGTGATGTGAATGCCCGTTTCCGTGCCTTCCGCGCCAATATCATAAGTCGATGTGATGCCGTTTTCACGGATTTCCTGAATGGTTGTGCTGTTGGCCATGCCCTTTGCGCCGTGCATTGAAACCCGAACTGCCTCGCCAATCGTTCGTGAATCTCCAAGGTTTCCAGCGATGCACTCAATGTCAATGGAGCATTTCCGAACCTGATCCTGGCGGTCAAGGGACGGGCTCAAAGCGATATCTGATTGCACAGCAAGAACGATGGCCGGAAGGCTTCCAACATCCAAGCGATAAGCGGAAGTGATGCGGCTGCTTGGAACAAGCGTGGTAACGGCGGTGCTTTGAGTCAGAGCGGTTCGAACTGCTGCAATCACAAGGTTGCTCATTTGACTCCATTTCTTGCAGCGGCTTTGGCCGCCAGGCGCTCAAATGCTTCCGGAAGTTTGCGGTTCAACTGGCTTTCGGCCGTATACCTAAACCGCTTCAGGATCGAAAACGCACCGTTGAACCCGGTGTATGGATTCTTGGAGTGGCGGCCGGATTCCATTAGGAACATGCCTGGGCCCCAAGCCTTGAGGCGCACTAGATAACCCAACCCGCGCTTGAGCTTGGCAACCTTGAAGCCCCAACCATCCTTTCCGTCACGCACCAACGCTTGGATGGCTAGGTTTCGCGTGAATCCAACCGGCAAGCCTTGCCTGCGATTCTTGTTCCACCAGCGGTGCTGTAGTGCGCGCCCAAGTCTTTCCCCATCGTGTTTTCCCGTGCGGGAATCGAAGTACTGGAGCAATGCCATTTGTGTTGGCTCGCCAATTTCCTGAAACACCTTCAACACGGTGTCATCCAGTTCGCGGCCGGTCATGGTGAGGATGGTTTTCCGGAACTCCGGCAACCCTTCCACGATCATGCGTTGGCTCTTGCTGGGCATTACTGCACGATCTCCATAGCCATGCAATCGATGAATTCGCGGCGCTCACGCCAGTTGGTAACGGTCACGATTTCCCAAACCCGGCGCGTCATGCCGCCCTCGGTGGAAACCGTTTGAAGTTGGCTACGGTGGGTCACATCGGGATGCCACCGCATCCGTAGGCGGTGACTTACTGTCTGATCCAACTGCTTGTGGTTCATGCGCTCGCTAGGGGTTGCGTCACTAATCTCGGCAAACAGGATGGTTCCCGTACCTGCGGCGCTCACCGTGCGGATGGGCTGCCCGTAGGTATCAAGCGCGGTGGTAGCCACCATCAATTCAAGCGCCACGCGCATGTTGCCGGGGTTCACCAGTAGCCCCCGTCCTGATACTGCACGATCAACCGGCGCACCGTCATGGGGACTTCGGCAGGCGATGAACCCATCGCCACGCTCACGCGATTGTCATACATGTGGGCGCATTGCAGCAGGCACGCGTGTACCAGGGCGCGGGGAATGTTCGCGGCCGCCGCACCATAGCCCGCCGTGAATGCCACGGACACATCAAGCGCCCCCTCACCCAGCGTGCTGGGCCACGATTGCGAACCCTTCAGGATCACGCGCCCAATGCCGTTGACGCTGAACGCGTTGTAGGCGCTCGCGGAAAGCGTTTGGGTGGCCCCGGCTGCGTCGGTGTAGGTGATGCTGGAAACCGAAATGAATGGCGAACGGGGCAACACGATTTCGCCATCGGTGGGGAACGCCTCCAGCGAATAGGTGAACGAACGCGTAATGAGCGCCCGCCGCGTTTCGTTTTCGATCACCTGCGTGGCGGCTAGCACCATATCGCCCAAGGCGGTGTCATCTTGGGTATGGAAGATGCGCCCGAAAACTTTGAAATCGGCCACGCTGATGGCCGTGGTGACTGCGCCGGTGTCGTTCAGGTTCGTTCTCATGCCCAAACCCTCATGGGAATAGATGGTGCAGGGTTCAGGATTGGAAGCTCTGCGGCCTGAGCCTCGGTCAGTTCTCCGGCTACGCGCAAGTTCGCATGGAAGCGGCTATCAGTTTGGGTCTGTTCAGTCGCTGGGTCAGTCCATGTGACCGGGCCAATCCATCCGATGTCGATGCGCTGCGCGTCAAGTTCGTGGCACTCGCCATCGATGCGTTGAACCGTAACGCCGATGGCATCGAAAGCCTCGGCCATCTGCGTTTCGGTGTTGGATCGCAGGTAGTAATCGGTCATGTGGTGAGGCTCTGAAGGGTTGCGGTTGGCAGGACGCTTGGCCAATACTTGATGGCCCGGATCGATCCATTCAGTAGCACCGTGGCATCAGTAATCGTGCTTCCATTGGTGGAACTTCCACCCAACACCAGGTATGTGGGAGCGGTCGAAAACGCAATGCTTGAGGATGTAGCAACGGTGCCACCGTTCAGGGTCAGATTGACGGTGCTTCCGCTGAACGAAAATGCACCCTTGGTTCGCGCTCCGCTTGTGATGCTGTTGGATGTGGTCACCGAATTCGCGGCCCCGAAATCTGCAACCTTTAGGTTTCCAGCGGCAGCGGTTTGCTGAAGGTGCAGATGGCGGTCGGTTACATCGGAAGTGGAAAGCACGGTTCGCACCGTGCTGGTGATGCCACGCACGCCGCCGTACCAATCAGCGTAGAAGGTTCCGCTTGTGCCGCCGGTGAACCATGAGGAAAACCCGGTGCTGGCTGCAATGCATGTATCTGCGGTGCGCTGCACGGTTGATGATGTCAGCGTTGGGATGTAGGAACTAGGTGCGGTTCCGGACTCAAGCTGCGCGCCCCACAGTAGAAATGTGGAGCTGTTACCAGCGTATGCGTAGCGCCCGTAAT